AATCGCCTTAAATAGGTTCGGGTTATCGTAGCGGATATAAACTATCGGCGGGGAGTGATTCGAGCCATATTTTGAGCCGAAGCAAAAAGCAAGAAACATCATTAAGACGCAAAAGACTAAATATAATCCGTCGCTCTTACTCATGATTTTTCCTTTGAGGCCAATTGTAGGCCAATGCTGTCAACTTTTTTGTCAATGTTTTCTATCCGCAAACTATTGTTACTGACACTGTTAGTTATTGCGGATAAATGAGTCATTACTTCAACGTGATTATCCCGGAATACATCTGTATTCTCTACGATAATCGTGCCATGATGCCGACAGGTTTCATGCATATCTAATGCGTTTTGGTGATGTGTCGCCAGCATGATCGACATTTGGTTCATGAGTGTCGTCGATGACTTGATACTATCAGTAGAGTTGACAATAAAGTCCCTGAACTCCTTTCCCACAAAATAAAGGATTCCCGCTAAAAAGATTACCAGGATTCCAGTTGGTCCGATTGCCTTCCAAACATCAATAAACATGTAACCGAATTCTGCCATACTTGTACCTCCGTAGTTTTGTGGTAAAATGGTTGCGAAAGGGGTTGATAGAATGGGATGGTACTTGTTTTTCCCGCTGTTTATTTTGTTGGTAATTGGCGGTGTTCCTGTGGGAAAATTTGATCTTGTTTTATGGAAAATTACTACCATCGAAAATCCGCTTGGGATGAGTATTATTTTGTATCTTGTTCTATATCCCACCTACTGTTATTTTAGGAAGACTTGAGTGCCTTTAGTTTAGGTTGAATGGTTTTTAGTTCATCGGGCGTAGCGGTTTGCATCCAATTATTGATCTTTTTAACTAGGGTTTCTTTAATTTGTGCTTTTTCCTGTGGGTTGGCTACTTTGTAAACGTCTAACGCCTCATCAAGTTTAAGGTCTTTAAACTGATTGACAATAGGTGGATTAGTATCGGTTAATCGTTTCGTTAGTTCTTCCGGCTTAATAAGTCCTTTTGCCATTTCCTCTTTCGCAATGGAATTGTAATCAGGGCTTTTTGATTTATAGGCCAATACTATTCTTTGCATAGATTGATTTTTATCAAATTCAGACTGGGTTTTAAGTTGTGGCATGCGCCGTTGCAAAAACTCTGACGCCATTTCCTGCGCTGCTGTTTTGTTGATTGAACCAGGTGCCGGAGTAATGCCGATAAAGTTTTGTAGTTTTATTCCTAGTGGTTGATCTTTTTGTTGCTCCATTCCTCTGAAAGAAAACGGGATTAAAGACTTTGCTGCATGGCCGGCAAGTTTCTCTAAAACATTATCTCCCTGGTGCCAAATTTCCGTTCCATAAAAGTCTTTGTTGTTCAGCATTTCGCCGATAGTAGCTAACATAGGATGAAGTTTATTTGAAATAGTTTGCTTCGGATCGTTGTAATAGTGGTAAACGTCTTTCATGTAGGACGGCATAGAAATTCGTTGCGGATCTCCGTTTTTATCAAATTGACCATTTTTAGGGAAGAAATAATCTTTTAGTTCAGATGGACCTTTACCGGTTATCATATATTGATACATTGCTCCCAAGGTTCCAACAGTCAACGGCAAAGCCACGGCATATCCGGCTCGGTATCCGCTTTCAGGAGTCTTTAATTTTCCGGCTGATGCCGCAATGTCTTTAATCCCGCCGCCAAGCTCCAAGAATGTACCTTCATTCCACCCGACAGAACGAACCGTAACCATTGATAAATCTTTAGCGGTCTTGTTCCAAAACTGGTTGTCGTAAGTCATTTGACCCATTCTGTTGTCAACGGATTGCCAAGCCTTTTGAAGTACCTTTCTAGCTATTTCGGGATGACTCAACAGATCAGGTCTTTTTTCAAGTTCATATTCAACCATTTTAGCGTAAATACCGAGTTTTTGCCGAGGAACTAGATGCTCTAAAACCGCTACCGAAGGAAGTTCGAAAACTGCGCCAGGTATCCGGCGAACAACTCCCATTACGTCTTTGCTGCGCCATGCCCTTTGGATATTATCAATCGTGCCGGTATGATAGACCTTATCCATCGTTACGCGACCGCCACCAAGTTCTAAGGCTTTCTTTTGCCATCCTCCCGCCTCTACCCCTTTAAGGAAAGTATTTCCTCTAAAAGGATTAATAGCGGCTTCTACTGGTGCGCCAACAATATCAAGAACACCTTTACCCACCATTTTAGGGTTAGCGGTTTTAATCCCTTGTCCAATTCGCATTGTTCCAATACCGACAGAAGACACCATGGCGTCAAGAGTAGTAAAACCAGCATGAAAAGCTGAAATACCAAGTTGAAATTGATTTAAGTGGTTTGCGGCATCTCGCATGAGTCTATACCCTGAGTGTCCAGATAACCCCTTGCCAAGCATGTTATTATATAATCTTGCAACTTCCGGTTCGGCGTACCACATAGAATTACCGCCTAGCCGGTCAACAATAGGAATCCAGCCTTCTGGAACCGGATCGCCTCGTTTTATTTTTCCCATTACTCCAAGTTGGCTAAAATCTGTTGCTGCTTCATTTGCTGCAATAAACTTTAATTTATTGGCATGGTCTTTCAGAAATAAATCTACCGGATGCGCTCCCGATGGTTCTAGACCAATTTCTCTGCCAGTTTTAAAATCAGGAACAACACGTTCCTGCAAAAAACCAGTGTTGCCCTGCAATGGTGTCTGCGTACTTCTCCACCTGGCTATAATTTCGTTGTTTTTTAGCGTATCTTTCCATATTCCGGTTTGAGTGAAATAATTATCTATCCCGACATCAAAACCCATATTTTTTAGTTTTTCGACTCGCTGATTATCTACGGTTCCCATAGTATCCGCAATTTTTTGTAATATGGGAGAAGATTGCTTTTCGCCGGATTGAATCTTATCAATAAAATCATATTGCCCTTCGGTTCCAAGTCTATCGAGTTCATGACTACCTTCTTTGAGGGATTTCCCAAGAGTATAAATACTATTAGCTGTTTCTGCCATGCCTTGTTTGAGTATTTCAGCGGCACGATTACCTGTTTCTCCTTGTACAGGGTCAAAAGCATTTCTTACGGATTGAAATGTATCAGATAATGCTTTGGGAACAGATAGATTTTTAGACAATTCTAATGTTTCTGCTTGTGTAATGGGAAGTTTCATCGTGCCTTGTTCGCTAGGAAGTAACTCGCTTATATTAGAAAATTGTTTAATAGGTTCAGCATTCGCAAGCGTATCTACCGCTGATGGTTGTTCTGCTACTGATTGTCTAACCTGCTGAAGAATATCATCAGGGGAAGGTTGCGCCATGGGTTTTCCTTGTTCTATTGTTGGAATTTCTTCAGCTATTTTAGTATCAAGTTTTCCTTTTGCTATTTCTGTGCCACGACGAAGACCTTTCACCGGCAAAGCAACCTGCCCGACGGCCATTGCCGCATTTGCTAATGTTCTGGCCGGATTTGCAGCAAACTTTTGCGCCAGTTCGGGGTCTTTAGCTATATCAACGGCAGGCCCATAGGTTGCCTGTCGTAGCCCTTCACCAACACCGCTTTTGTTGTACCCCTCTGCAAATTGTAGTGCGTACATAGCGGGAATGGCAATTGCGGGCGCAGCAATAGTTCCAGCGATCATAGCCGGTTGAGTAAGAGACTCACCTAATTGTGAGGTTGCCTTATTTGCTAAAGCTGTTTGGTAATCAAGATCATTTTGAGATATTCCTGGTTTTGGAACAAAGTTCATGTCCTTGTCAAAGTCGCCCATTTGAATAGTAGCGTCAAATTGCTTTTTATATTCTTTAGCCGCAGTAAATGGAGCGACAACCATGTCTTTTATCGCGGTTGCAACATCGGGGATTATTTTTGATAGCCAATCTCCAGAAGATCCTAAAGTACTAATATCACTGGTAGGAACTTGTGAATTATCTTGTCTGACATTTTGCAAAATTGCATTGGGGTCAATCGTGCTTGCGCGGACCCCTTGTAAAAGATCGTAAGGATTCGGTTCAGGCATCAAAAAACCCCCTAATCCATAGTATAGTGCGTGGCTAAAAAGTCCCTAGCATCTTGATCGTTCATTCCGTGTTCATTGCGTAAAGTATAATAAATCTTGTTGTATTCATCGCCACTGTTTAATTTGAGAGGTGCGGCAACGGCGGCTTGGTCTTTTGCAGTTTGCTCGGTTACGTTAGAATAGGGAGTTTGTTCTTGTCCACTCCCCTGCTTTACTGTTGGCTGTCCGACTCTTTGGTCTTGCCATTGTTTAGATTCGAGATACCCTTTATAATCGGGATAACTTGTCGGGTCCACGGGGATAGGATTAAAATTTGCATCTAGTCTAGGTTTTTGTGATTTTAACCACGAATTATATGCATTAATTCTGTTTTGGTGGATTTTTGCAATTTGAGGATCTTCTTTAGTTGCAGTGTTTCTTGCTGCCTCTCTCGCCTGTTGTCCCGCAAGAGTCTGATCTTGTCCTCGCATAGCCACATCAGCCGTTAACTGATGTTCCGCGCTTATACCCTTGACAATCTTACTGCCGATAGGGACAAGTTTGCTGCCATCTTCGTTGTGCGCGTAGTACTGGATTCCGTCGCCCGTGTCTACTTTGTCGATAGACATTTTGTTTTCAGCCAAAAGGTCTTTGATTGCTGCTATATCGACCGGAGGTTTTCCAACTTGCGTCAATCCCCTATTAACCTGCATAATGGTTTTTAGCGCAGCAGAGCGATTGTCCGCGACTGACAAGTCTTTACCAATTACTTCATCAAGTTTCGGGTAAAGAGAATTGGCGTATTGATTCGCCGCGACGTTGTAATCCTGCTCAATCCGCTTATTTAGTTCCCCGTCGACAGCCGCCGCTGCCTGTGCATAAGTCATACCCCTTTGGCTTGTCAATTGTTTGATTGCGTCTGCGCGCATAGACTTGTATTGGCCGATTAAATCGGTTTTTACAGGTGCCTGCTGCTCTGGTTTATTTACTACTGGTTGCGTAACAGGAGCGGGAGAAAAAGACAAAGACGGCTCAGGTGCTTTATATCCTGTGGATAGATCAGGAGCCTGAAAATCATAGTTAGGCGTATTTTGCGGGAAAAACCCTTGTGAAGTTACAGGAACAATTGGCGCAATGTTAGGTTGAACCGTTTGCGGGGATTGAACTGGCTGTTGCTGAACTTGTTGCGTTCCGAGGTTTGACAGTGTATCGGCAATACCAGCCTGGTTACGCATAGCCGCACTTCTGCCCAACAATCCCCCGATAACAGCCGCTATTCCTGCATATGGGTTGTCGGCCGGCCGTACAATTTGAATTGACATTATCCAAGCCCCCTCACCAAGAAGCTATTAGCATAGTAACTATTCGTTCCGGTAGTTTTAAGATAATATACTTCCATGGACCCCGCAGGCTCTACAGAGATATTTTGCATCCCTTCGGTAGTCAATACCTCTTGGCCGTCTAAATCTGCAGGAACAACACTCCCTGTACCTGTAACAAAGGGTTGCGTAGCTGTGGCGAATACTGCTCTTTGGTTCGTTGCAATGGTGAAACATTCTTTCGTTTCAGGAATGGCGATTTCGAGAACAGTTTCCCATAGACCAAGATATTTATCAGCAAAAACTTTATCGCCAACTGAAATATCTTCGATAGGCCTTTCTCCTGTTTCGGTAATAACAAAAGTTCCTTTAGCCAAACAAGAACCGGTTTGAATCTTTGCCGCTCCCAGCGAACCAACGGCACTTAGCAATCCACCATTACTAGGCTGAACTGCAATGTCAGGCTTAGATGCAATCCTCTGTTGAGCCATTGCTTGCCAAAGATTATTGGTATCAGCTTGTTGACCGGAAGCAAGTCCCAGCAGTTTCCCGGGAATATCGATAGAAGCGTTTTGTGCGGCGTTTTGCAATTCCATCGGCATACTAAGCAAGCCCCGTTGCTGTTCAATACTTGCCGATTGAGCATTGAGGTCGTTGTTATAGTTTGCGGTGAGTGCCTGGTTGACTCCTTGGCCGATGTTGTAGAACGATTGTCCTGTAGGCGAACTGCCAAGAACACCCCTAGACATAAGATCATTAACAGCATTACCCATCGTTCCGGTTAATTGCTGGTTCATAATTTCTCGTTCGTTGGCAAGTCTATTTGGGTCTACTACTCCTGCTCCTACTTGCGCTGCCTGCCGTTGGAGGTCTTGCGCCCCTGCCGTTGCCGTTCCTGCCATTTGGGTATAATCCACAGGAACAATTCCAGGATTGTCAAGAAGCATATTCGCGCCTCTTTGTTGTAATGCTAATGCAGTGGGAGCCGTTTTCTCAGCGAAATTGGCCTGAACATCCTGCAATCTGGTTTCTTCCGGCGTCGGAGGTGCCGGTTGCGATGTGTAAGTAGAACCTTTTCCTCCCAAAGTGTCACCCCCTAAGATTTTGGATATTCCCTTTTAAAACGTGGTAGTGCCGGCCTTCAAACTCATAGTCATAGCTTCCCATATGCACCATTGACCATTTTCTGATGTGTGCCTTTGGATTTCGCGTTGTAGCCGTTACAATCCATTCTATATTTGCCGCTGTGCAAACTTCGCGGATAAATGCTTCAAAGTTCTTCATCTGCCCAAACATTTGCCCAATCCAGAAATAAGGTGTTCCATCCTTGATTGCCAACTTCCACAACATAAACTCATCACCGACTAATTTTAAAGATAGGTCTGGTTCAAGCAAGACGATTTCACCTGTTTTTTGTTCGTATTTGCGAATAGAATCTGCCAGCGTATTAACTAGCCACCTCAGTTATTGTAATGGAGGATATAAGCGCGCCTCCCAAAAATCGATTTCCGGAAGTGCCATTAAATGTTAACGTACCAGCGTTGTTTCCTCCCGCTCTTACCTTAAATGTTGTTAGGCTTGTTGTTCCCGCTGTCATTTCATAGCGAACTATTATGTTTTTTGGCCCTCCACCTATCGAGTCGTAATGCCATGATGATGCAAGAGCATTTGCTGTAGAATCCTGAAAAAGACAAACCATTATAACGGCAATTACCGAATATGTCCCGTTTAAAATTACATCTATTATCAATTTATTTGTTGCACTTTTAGGCGTGATCGCGACCGACATAAATTGCGTTCCCTCGGAACTTTGAGGGATTGTATCGTCAAAGGGGATTAGCGTAGTTCCTGAAGAAACTGCTCCGGTTTGATAATTTACGACTTGTACTATGCTGCCTGATTTTACTGCCGGGTCTAATTTTGCTAACGTTACTGCGCCATCAGTAATTTTAGAAGTCGTTACAGAATTATCGGAAATTACAACTACCGCACCATCATTACCATTGCCAGTGTGAGCGTGACCGTCACTTTTCATTAAATTATTGACATCGGTATAAATCTTTTTTGTCTCATTATCGAGATTATGCAACACTTCTTGGGTCTGCTGATTCACACTAAACGAATTCGGATATCCTTGCGCTAACATTAGGAAATCCTCTTAATAAAGTATATTCCATAATATGGGGGCATGTTATTATGCGCTTGGCTGCTACCAGATGAAGACGTTAACCCAACATTTGCAACTGATCCATCACCTTGAATAGAATATCTTTCTGCCGCTCCGGCAAGTGCATCACGAATAGGATAATTACTATTAGATAAATTTGATCCATAAGTTCCGCTTACCGCATCCGAATTAAATGAAAAATGCTGATGAGTTCCGTTTTCCGCAGGCGTTAATGCATGTGTCGTTTCTCCGCCTGTAGCACCTTGTGCATATGACCCCCCTGCTGCAATCGGCATGCGGTTTGTCATAGGCGTGTGAACAACCCAATTGGTATTGGGAACGCCACCAATAACAGGATTTAAACCTGAAAAAGTTCCTTCAAACATCACAATGCTGCCAATAGGAACTAACGCTCCTGGAGGAATTACCGCAGAAGAGTCAAGTTTTGCTAGTGTGACAGAAGCATCATGTAGTTTATCGGCTGTAACGGCTCCATCGGCAATTTTAGCAGTAATTACCGCATTATCTGCTATTGCTACTAAAGCACCGTCATTACCGTTCCCAGTGTGAGCATGTCCGTCTGCGGCCATCAGCGTATTGACATCGGTATAAATTTTTTTAGTTTCATTATCCAGGTTGTGCAGTACTTCTTGCGTCTGCTGAACATTGCTGAATGTGTTCGGGAATCCTTGCGAAAGACTCATATTTTACCTCCCAATCTCAACGCATTGAATAGTCATGTCTCTGATCGCCAGCCGGCCCGTTTGAACCGTTAAAATCATCTGAATTGCCGCTGTACGTTTTCTTGTGTTCTTTTTCTTTACAGTGTAATCGCCAGGGGTAACTGGGTCTATGTCGGTATTAGCTATGTCTGTGTCTGTGTTGGCAATATCTCCGGTAGAAGAAAATGAAACCGGCATAATCTTGTTTCCGACAGTAAGGATATAATTACCGGGGAAAAAGTTATACGTTACCAGGTTAATGTGTTTCATCAGGTACTTTTTGCGAAGAGGAAGAAAACGTTTCGATTCAATTGTGGCCGAAAAATGGTTTCCATCGTCAGTGTCAATATCATCGCTTATTAAGGCTATTTTGTTGCCATAAGCAATATAAACTGAAATTCCTTTAACCACTACATCACGAATTGGATAAGCAAAAAATCTTTTGCTCCAAGCATTAATCCCGTAATGATAAATCAAAATTTCGTTTTGGTTTTTTGACTTGCACCATATCTGCCGCCGTGCCGGTACGTGCCATACTTTTGCCGTGCTGTCTACGTTTTGAGAATACCAACCATTGACCATGTATCCAGGCGAAGGATCATCAACCTTTACCCCGCCATAATCGGTAACAGTAGAAAAAGAGTGAAATCCTTCTTGCCCGATGAAATATGCCTTATTGAACAGGTTTAGACCCGAATAGTGATTGAATGACTGCGTTTTTTGCGCTGCCGCTACTACGGAAATATTTGCAAAGTTCTGTTCGTTGATGATTCGATAGACGGCACCGGAAGTCTTGATAACAATGCTATCCTGTGAGAGCTTGATTGAGCAGGCAATATTGGAAGCATCTTTGTAACCGACATCAACGTATTGTGCCGAGCTAATATTAGCAGGGTTATTCGTCCAGGCTGTTCCCGACGTGCAATCACCGATAGCGGAATAATTTTTAAGATCGGAAATAATATTGTAGGCTTCTAGTCGGCCATTGTTATGCGCGCAATAGTGCGATGTCGGACTCCCGGAGATAGTAGAAAGCGTAGTGCCTCCTACGATCTTCTGTAGCTGTCCACCAGAGGCCACCACTACGAATGTATCAAACAAAGCATAAATAGGCGCGTATGCCCCCGTAAGCGTTCCTAGCGATGTTTTAGTGGTTAAGTTGGTAGAATATAACGTCGTGCCGTGTGAAAAGTACCAAATTGAATTAATCGGGTCGTAAAAGAGTGAATCGACCGTGCCCCCGTTGTCATATTGGCTGACTACCCCAGGGCATACTTGCGGCTGATTAAGACTTACGCCATATTCCCAATTGTCCATTTGCGCAACTGTTCCATCAGGAATAGATTCGGGATTGCTAATCAAACACAGTCCACCCATGACGTTTTGAAGGCTAATCGTAAATTGAGTAGGGTTTTTAGTTGATTGTACCGGCATTATTGACCGCCTTTAGCCGCAAATAGCGCAGCTTCATCAGAAGTAGCGAGTCCAACGTCTTGCGCGACATTTGCTTCAAAATCGTTGTTAATTTTGATGCAGACATAATCTACAAGTTCGCCGGCGCAATAATCGGGCAAAGGGATTGTATCAGAGATTGAAGTCAGCAAAGGTTTAAATGTGCTATATTTGATCACTACCGAAGAAGGGGCACCATAGTCAAGGTCGATTGTGTATCCATTGATTTTTACTCGATAAGACCTTTTACTCGGGACAAAACCAAAAAAGTCTGAGGGTTTGGCGGTCGGTCCTGCTATGGTAAGTTGTTTAATCGCTTCGGGGTCAAGTGTCTTAATAAATCCGTTATTGATTCGCGCAATGCCCGAATTGATATGGCTAATCATTACGTTTGGCACGTAATCATCAACGTCTAAATCAAGCCTTAATGCTACTAAGGCGATAACTTCAGAGACTAACATATTAAAACCTCCATTTAAACCTAAACTCATAAACCAAAGCACCGGCAACGCCAGCGGCCATGTCCCTTTTGTCGAAGACTGAATCTACCCACTTTTCTTTTGCATAGGCCGCGAAGGTACAGACTAACACCCTTTCCAGCGGGGTCAGGTTGGTGTGCTGTTTTAGTTCGTCGGCTAACAGGTATGTCATTCCGACGTGGGCGAATTTATCCGTTCCGACTCGCGCCTGAAAATCAGATAGCGGATTCGCCAGGCAGATGCTTGGTAGAAGTAGCAGTAGAATTAGGATGATTAATTTTTTCATCGCTTTAACTTCCATGTTACATTGCCGTCGTTGGGGAAGTAGCCGTTTGCCTGCGCGAAGGCTGCGCGGGAGGCTATGTCTAGGTCTGTGCGCTTGCTGCTCGAAAGACACATGTCGTAAAAAGCAGTATTCATGTAAGAAAATCCGTTATTCTGTCCGGGATAAATTGTGCTAAAACCAGAACTCGGTAACTTAGGATTGTTAATTGTCGCAACAACAGAGCCGTTGATATACACCTTTGCGCTTATGGCGTCGAAACTTATTGCGAAGGCGGTGATACCATCTGGTGGGTCATTAAACGTGGTTGTGGTGACATTACTGGAATCGTCATACGTATTAAAGGTAAAATTAGCAGCGGTTGCAGAATGATATATCGTAAAAGCTGCTAATGAAGGGTTACTAACTCTTGGCATCGTTATCAGAATATTATATTGACCACTTACTTGCCTTTTGGTGACAGCGTTCATATTGCAGAGTATCTCTATCGTCCCCTGCGCGGGGTTAAGATAACTCCCCGGCACCGTCACGACTTCGGCGGCGCGGTTTGTGTCAATTACGCTTGTGCAATAGGCTTTAGACTCCGCTGTCATCCAGGCAATATTAAGCGACTGTGATGCGCTCGGAGAAGTCCCAAACCCAGTAAATAACGCAAAAGTAAGATTTGCGCCAATAGTTGCATTTTCTTGTTTTATTTCGTCCCACCCGCCACTTAATGTGATATTAGCGGGTACGGCACCAAATTGAACAGTAATGATCGCACCAGCGGAACCTTTAACAATCCACTTCCCTGACTTTGTTCCCGCTGTTAATCCAGCTACACTGATGCCAGATGCTGCACTTGCCGAAGTGATTACTTTTAGTGTGGGCTTCCCGCCGAACAAAACAGTATTGTCTTGCGCCCTGGTTGCGCCACCCAATACCGATATTTGACTAACATCACTAAAAGTATTAGTCGCACTGGCGGGTAATAGATTCGTCGTCCCTTCCTCCACCATTAACCTTTGCGGATAACCGTAGATGCGCGGAACGCCAGAGGGATACAGAATCCCTAGCGGGTCATACGCAGCAGATGCGCGGGAAAAGTTGAAATTGGCAGGGCTAATCGTAGGCACACCCTGCGCGCCGAAAGGGTTGATAATCGGGTTTATCAGCACTGATTTAAGCGGGTTTATCAAAGGTGATTGCATAACGGCCACCTACTTTTCAGCCGGAATAGCTTCGATGGGTTGTTCGATCGGGGCAGGATGATCAGCGGCGTACAGTGCGTCTATCCTCGCCGTGTCGTTGATAATCCACTCGCAGTCTTCTACAATTTCATCATTACCTCCCGAATACTGTAAAGCATTTTCAGGGACTTTATAAACATCGTTAATGGTTTTTCCGGCGCGAACCAAAACATATTTTTGCATTTTATGCACTCCTCATTCTAATGTAGGCACTAAATCCAGCAGATGCCCCCACAGCGACGGTATTAGACAACAGCAAGGCAGCACCGCAAGCCTGCGCTGTTAGGGTGACAGAAGCCGTTGCCGCGGCGTTATTCGAGATTGTGAAAGATGTATTCGCAGTAATTGTAAGGATGATAGTATTAGCCGGTATCCCCGCGCCGGTGATAATATCGCCGACAGCCAGTCCGGAGGTATCGGCGCAGGTTACTGTAGCCGATGCGCTTGTCGTGCCGCATGCCTTCGCGACAGGTGTCTTATAAGGCGTTCCTACGTTGCCAATGTCGTATACAGGTTTCACAACGCCCATTGCCGTTAAACTACCATAAGTAACTGAAGCAGGAATAGTGAATGAATCACCAAGGGCAAGTGGAGGATTAATCCCGCCAAGATTTTCAACCAGACAGTAAATTTGCGCCAGTAGTGGGACTGTAGTTGACGGGTTTTCGATGCTAATCTGATTGTTCTCGTATAATGTTTCGGGAACTGGCAAGTAAACAGGAACATAAGTGGGGTTTGCGGCATTATTCACCCATGTTGCGGTCATATCCGCGCCGTTTAATGCACCGAGTATTTTTCTGCTAATGACAGATACAGGTTGCGCCATTTCTCATACCTCCTAGAATCTCGTTATCCGCGGTCTTTTTTGTCCGTCTCTATTGGCAATCAACCTGAGTGCCTGCGCTTGAACGTTTACAGGTTTCCCCGTAACCTGGTTGATAATATTGTCAGTGATTATATTGGTGAAACTTCCGGGTAATGGAATTACTTCGGGATAAATTACCGACACTGAAGGCGAGTCCGTATATGTTCCAAACGCATAGAAGGGAGCGGCTTCTCGATAAAATATCAATACCGTACTTCCCTCTGTTTTTATCGAGTTTCCTTCGATTTGATAAGTACAACTATTTAACGTTGCGTCGTTAGGAATCAATATTTTCGGATTATCTCTCCCGCCAACACTGATCATAGACTCAAAATCGGCCGGCAAGTCAGTTGCGTTAGCCGTTAGTGCTAACGCAACTGAAGATGAGGTAAGGCTAGAGGTTATACCATTCAAGGCTGAATATACTTCGCTGATGACATAGTTAATGCCATCTACAATATCATAGATACTATATTTTTCATCCGGTAAAACGCCTCTTACGGCTGTATATAGTGCTTTTGTTTCCACTGGACACCTCCAATTAGGGAAGAGGGGTCGTTAGCCCCTCTTTAAGTGAACGTAATGGTATGGGTCAGATTTGCGCCTGACGGAGTAACGCCGTGAATAGCCTGCGCCGTCAAAACAATGGTATTCGCTCCTGCGTTGTTGTGGCAAGCGGCGTTGATCGCACAGGATACAGTGGCGACTCCATTGACAAAAGCCACGTTTGCAGAGCCGGTAGGAGTCATGGTAATAGCTCCTGCGCTAGGCGTTGCGGTAACGGTATAACCTCCCTTACTGTACGAATTATGCACATTACCGTCAGCGTCAACTAGCGAAAACTGAACGACTTTGGTTATGGTCGTATTGGCCTTAGCCTCGCTAACGTCGGCGGTTTTCGAGATGAGAATATTCGTTTCATCTCCACTAGTTAAATAGGCCATCATTTCAATATCTTTTGATTTGGTGTTCTTCTTGATTCGGCCTCCGGTGAAAAACTTCACTGTAGCACCTCCTTATACATTTCCGTCGCATGTTTTGCATCCAGGATACATAGCTAGAATCAACTTAACGGCATTTTGATTCCCTGCCATTGCTTCCCTTAAAACGGGATCACCCCTTAACAGATCATAAGGGATTCCTGCCACCCATTGCATTTCTCCACCCGGAGAGATACCTTTTCCTATTTGCTTGCGTATTTCTTGATTCCGCTTAAACTCCCTATCGAAATTGTAATAACTTCGAGTAAAAATGTCGCCTGATTTTGTTTTAAGGTTCTCAATTCCGAGTAGCATAGTACCCCCAGAAGGGGAGGTTTCCCTCCCCGATTAGCTTACTATCAGAGACTTAATGCGAAAGCCGGCCAGCGGGTTGAGCGCAAACATGCCGAACTCCCAAGTGACGTACTTCTCGATCTTGTGCGCCGGCTGATTGCCGGACTCGCCCGATTTGGTTTTGGCTTCAAAGTTTTGCAGGAAACCTTTTTTCCAATACCGAGTATCGATCGCGTAGAAGTCAGTAGTCGGGGCTTGCCGGTCAATCTTGATCGCCAGGTCGCCGCAGGAAGTTTTGTAGATGTCAACAATTGAGCCAACTTCCGTGCTGTCTTTAGTATCCATGCGAATTTTTCCACCAACAAAGTCATCGATCTGTTGTTTCATAACCGAAGAGCTATAACCTTGGAGTTGGTCAAATTCGTGGATGTCGTAAACCTTCTGTAGCCCGGTCAAGATATAAGCCTCAGTGATTTTCTTCGACAGTCCGTCAACGATATTGGTGTTGGCAAGCTGAGCATTGTTCGAAACGAACCAATACGGTAACCCGCCGCAGACACCGGCAGTACCTTCAGCGTGCTTGACAGCCGTGGAGTTTTCAAACAGGGACTTATTGGCGTTACGCCGCATGCTGATTCCTGCCTGAACCATGCGCTTGTTGATGTCGGTATAGGTGTTGGATTTCTTGGCGACTGCTTCTTCGGTGGTGGTGATCATATACCCTTTGTCCTGCAACTGGGTATAGTTTTTGATTCTGGTCGGCAGGGCATGGCCGTCAACAGAAACAGCAGCACCTTCGGCAACGGTGTTGATAACCGGAGTTTCGAGCGATTCAACAGCCCAGGAATACTCGATGTTTTTGATGTCATCGCCTTCGCCAAGATCGCTGAACAACGGGGTTGATTTCGGGGTCGTGTTGAGAATAATTTGATGAAAATCTTCGGGGTTGACTGGTGCGCTATCAGCTGCATACGCATTTTCTACGCCAGTACGTGCCATTAATAATCACCTCATGTTATTTTTTTGACATAAGTCTAGCCGCTTCTTCCACGGAATAGACTTTCTTTGGCTTGAACTTCGGCAATGGTTCCTTGTCCCCGCCTGATGTCTCTACCTTAACCGTAGGCTTGATTTGAACACCCTTAGGGACTTCCACCTTTGGCTTGTCTTTCACACTGTACGCCTCTTTCTGCGCCATGTAAAACTTCGTGATTGTATCGACTTCTTTGGCCGATAGTTTTACCTGGCGAGGGTCTTTGCCGGCAGCAGCGAGAGAGTCGCGCTGTTGAAGTTTTAGGTAAACAGGATAAAGCTCATTGAATTGCTTGATGCCGGCTGCTCCTGATTGAGGAAGGTCGAACATGGCCTTTTCAGCCGACTGGTTAATCTGTTGGAAGTTTGGATCGGCGGCCACAGCTTGGATAGTTGCAATATAATTGTCTTCAATGGCCTGTTCCTGCCGCGCAGTATAGTCCGCTTCCATCGTCTCACGGTTGATGTCAGCCAATGCCTGCTGATATACCGCGAAGTGGACTCGGTTGATGGACGAATCCGGGAAGAAGTCATCTGCGCTAATGCCGAGCATCTTCATGGCTCTGTCAGTGACTTTTCTATCGAGCTCCTCATAGGCTTTAGCCAGGTCAACAGGCTCCGGCTTTACTGGTTGCGTTTCGAGTGCTTTGCGCTGGTCGGCAAGCTCCCTCATGCGCTGATTATAGTTACTGGCAAGTTGCGAGTCGGAGATAAGTTCCTGGATGGTCTTTTCCTGCTCTTGCCCGTTCGCCTTGAATTTAACTTTAGCGGACAAGTCAAGTTCGGCAGGGGGTTCAGGTTCTTCCTCTTTCTCGGGTTCAGATTCTTTGACCGGTTCTTCCGTTGCAGGTTCTTCTTTGGCAGGTTCAGCCGGTTTCGCGATGTCTTTAATCTTTGCGACCGCTTCTTCTACGCTGAGTTCAATAGGTTCAGCTACTTTTGGAACTTGCGGGACTTCCTCCGCAAAGAGTTGTAGATCAAACTTGATTCCCATTGTTACCCTCCGTGCAGGCTGTATAGCCGCCACCTGCGTTTTATTATATTAGTGCGCTGTAATAGCCGCCACGCACTTAATACCGATTATTTCTTTTTCTTTTTACGCTTTCTTGACAATGCTTTGAAACTGGGACTCATAAACATTGGCCTGTTTTGTTGCATTACTTGCGGTGAAGGAATAAGTCCTGATATTCGCGCATTTTTCATCTTTACTTCCCCTTACATTTGCATTTTGCGGAACCGCATTTTTTACACTTAGCCATTGTTATCACTCCTTTTTACTAGCGTTGCCTCGTTACCCCGTTTTCCCATGCTAGGTTCAAAGTCAACTTCCTCGCCTACATCAAGACTAATATCAGTCGATTGAATTGCGGAGAAGTGACAGAAATAGCGTTTTCCATCAGAACCTTGCAATGTGCCGTAACCTTTATCAATGTCCCACTCTAAGCAAGTTCCTGTCATTATATGTCCCTCTTCTTTTCTTGTTGCCAGTCATACCACTGATACATTTTAAAGATCCTTCTTCGCCTGCGCTTCCTTCTCCAAGTCTCGAATGCTACGTTTACTCATAGTGACATCGCCCTGCAGCTTCTTCTCGATCATGTCAAGCGCGATAAATTGGTAGTGTGCTGAAACTGCTTTGTCAGGGCTTTCAGCCACTAAATGGATTAGGTGGGCCTTGATTTCTCTCACTATATCCTGGAGGTATACCTGCACCTGTGGGGCTAGGTTGAGCCGTTCCAACTTGTCCATTTTGTCCTCCTGCTAATGTCTGAATATCTGCGCGGGTTACGTGTGGCGGGTTAAGATGATGCACTAAAATGTCTTTCCCTGCTGCATGAATGGCTTTTTGTTCTTCTTTGGTCTGGTTGACAGCTAAATCGGTTTGAATAGTCTGCTCGAAGTCCTGCGGCGTTGCCTGGATTCCGGACTTAGCAAGAATCTGTATCTTCACACTGACAGGCAAGGTTGCGAAGTCGATTCGCAAGGACTCGCTGACAGGCTGAACCGGCGGTTGTTCTTGCATCGGCTCCTTGATATAGTCATCAGTATTTTTGATGCCAATCAGTTCAAGCATCTTTTTCTGTGCGTTATAGGCGTTCTTCTTGTCAGCCAGACCGGCCGCGATGAGAGTAGGCATGGAAGCCACAACGCCTTGCATATTCTGCACATCTTCTTGACGCACGCCTGCACCCAAACCTGCGTTGACGATGTAGTTAAATTCTCCGGATAAGTTGTCTTTGTTGACTACCATGTCTTTGCCGGTCAGTCTAACTACTTGCTCATCGTCACTATACTTTTGGTTAAGAAAAATCATTCGCATGAATAGAGATTTCATGCCAGTCTCAGACATGTTACGAAGAATTAGGCCCATTGCCTTGCTACCCATGTTAGCGAGTAGCTTCATGCCGCCGAAAGTCTTTGTAGCCGTGTCTGGATCTGTACCCTGCGATATGCGGGATACCATACTTGCTTCTTCGCCCCAGCCTTTGACTATTTCGATGAGGTTTAGAGTGTACGAAGCTAAAGGAATCTGCGCCACGGGTTGCATTGCATCTTGTGTGGAGCCGTTGACGTCGATAAACTGCTCCCCGTCTAATACTTGGTTAAAATCAGAGAAAGCAGCCGTACTGCACAACATCTGCGGATTGTTATTGATTGCAAGGTTCTCGACCGTCAACCGAATGATCGCCGTAAGTAAATCCTGCCACTGTCCAAGAGCGTCCATGCCGGAGGTATACGGTACCACTCGAAACGGGTCAAACACGGGACTGATCATGCAGAAGGGGAAGCCGTCTTCGTTTTCCTCGTACCGAATAAAGACGTTGCCCTCTTCGGCTACTGTAACAATGCAATCCTCTAACATCTTATCGCCGTTGATGTCGGCTTTGACAAAACACTCTGTTATCCATACCTTGCGGTTCGGATCGTCAATATCATAGCTGGTGTCATCGTAATAACCTTGCCTGGTTGTGTCCATGTTGATATTATCGGTTGCCTGCGTAGTGCTGGAACCATTGGCCGCCAACTGCATAACAGCGGCTTTGTCATACATGCCAGTATATGTACCGTCTTTTTGCTTAGTCTTGATGTTGCGAACGAGGTAATCAATGGTTACGGCTTTACGCCGGCCTACAAGCTCACAGTCATGAAATGTTTTACTCCCAGGAGTCCAGATAAGTTCTTCAGTTGGCACATTCTCAATAAGCGGATAATTGTGCGTCAATTTCATGTATTTGATTGTGACGTTAGTAACGGGTTGCCCCTTTGCATCTTGCCCAGGCGTACCTGCATCAACAATATCGACGTTATTGGCCTTTGCTGCGTCCATGAAGGCTTGCTCCTGTCCTAGTGGCACCGGAACTACTTCTTCTTTTTCCTCATATTCCCGCTTTTGCGTCACCATCACAACAGAGTAAAGCTGATAGAGACTTTCTTTAACCCACCAGTAGAACTTTTGATAGCCAACGTTAGGATATTCTATTTGCCAGTTGCAATACTCTTGCATGATCTCAGCATTATTATCATTTTCAGCCTTGCGCCCTTTGACTGAGCCAATGTCCGAAGAACCAAAGATACGCTCCATGACTTCTGCCGTCATACGCTCAACAGCCGACATAACAGATGTGTCCGCAAAGTCATATTTTAGATTCTGATACTTTGCAGCGTAAAACTCTTTGTCGGCATGGAAGCGTTGTAACCGCTCCTTATCGCGTGGCGATATTTGCAGCAGTTTATGCTGTTTTGCTCGCTCAATCTTGGCGAGGACTTGCGTCTCTATTTTGTCTCGGTTAAGTTTAGCCATTAAATCGCTCCCCGCTTCGGCCCTGGCCGATCTCGTTTTACCTGTCTAACGAATTGCATGTCAATTTCTAGAGCATACCTGAGAGCATCAATGCCATGGTTATTTTTGTCAACCGGGTTCGGCAGTATTGCGCCTGTTGTCTTGTCCTGCTCTCTTTTGTACGCTCGGAACTCATTCAAAAACTGCGTGCATGTCGGATGAATTATAATCTGGTGCTGCTGTATCCACTGTATACCCATATTGACGCTGTCTTTGCCCTTGATTGCCGCTGTTGCGCTTATACCCAAGTTGCGAAGCTCCTGGATGCTCTTAGGCTCTGCACTGTCGCAAGTGACTAGTGTCCTATCGCATACTCTGCGAATTTCAGCCGACAGTAGGTCGTTTGTTAAGCCCGTTTGGTAACTCTCGCCGCAGATGTAGATGATCTTGCGCATGCGGTCCAGATGACACAGTATGATTGCAGCCGGGTCGTCACCATATCCAAAGTCAACACCGGCCTTGTAATTGTCAAAATGTTTGCGGTCAAAGTCTTCGACCGTCCAATTGCGAAAGATGACTCCACCAAGTATTCCCCAGTTCCCAAGCGTGTAAACATCGTAGTAATACTTATCAGTCTCGTTTTCAAGCTCTTTAATGTCATCCAGTTCGAGAAATTGATTGTCTTTGTATGTAGTTTTTAGGATTAACAAGTCATCGGCTCTTAGCTCATTTTTATCATCCTGCCAGCCCCCGAAATACTGCTTAAAAATCCAATGGTCTTGCAAAATAGGATTAAATGATTTTGTTCTGCGTTTGACTACTTTGCTTTGACCTCTTAGCCGCTTGCCAAGTTGCTTGTCATCAACTTCCTCATTCTCTGTAGCCTCTTCCTCCCACGTGTCCGTGAAAACCCCTTTGGCCGGCGTGATCGACTTAACTTTTTCAACATCATCTAGGCCAACAAAAACAGCCTGGTATCCATTATTGCAAGTTATCAGCATATCAGACTGATTGACGGTGAATGTCTTAGTTAATTTCCACTCGTTTATAACCTTCGTTACTTCTGCAAATGAACTTTTACGTAAGGTTTTGGCTACTTTACGAGTGCACAAGTAGTTCCTCCGCCCGGACAATAAATCCATTACCAGTCTTTGAGCGATGAACTTTGACTTGCCACTTGATGACCCGCCATAAAATATTTGATTGCGGGTATCGTCATTTACGAATGGCAGGTATGCCGGGTTAAAAAGTTTGCGATCAAGGGTAATTTCCATTTTTTTAAGTCTCCCGCCCGTGGGCATATGGCACTCGATAGCTTAAATAGACTATTCTTGTTTTTGGATAATTTCCAGTTTTGACTTATTCGTCAGTTAAATCGGTGATTTTTACGATGTGAGATGCTCTTAAATCAATTTCAGTCTCCGTTTTTTCGGCCCATTGGTGATAGTTGTTAATAAGACCAAATTTAGCCCCGTGAGCATACGGTCCGTAGAGTTGTTCCTCACTGAAGTTCTCACATTCAGCCCTTGCACGTGCGATAGTCGCGAAAAAACTTTCTTCTTTTTTATAATTTAGCAACGTTGACCTATCACAATCCAAAGCCAAAGCAAGCCCTGACAACGTTTTTGGCAGCATATATTCTTCTTCGTATTGAGATCCGATCTTAGTTGTTACTATCCTTGTTTTATTCCTGCTTGCGAAATAATCTTCAATCCTAGACTCAAGCTCTTCAGCCGATTTAAACTTCACTGGTCGGCCATATCCCGCAGCAAACTTATTCCCCTTCGGTGCTGCCATCTTATCACCTCCCGCCGTTATAATTATAAATCATCTGCTGTCTTTATCTCGCCAAGAACTCCTATGTACTTCATTTTTTGCCTCCCTGGCTTCGCGTCTAAGCCGTTTTAATTTATACCTTGCCCGGTATCTGCTCATCGGTCCCACCCCGCCGCTGATGTCGTTATCACATCATTTGCAGATACAACCCCAGCCGGTACCCGGCTCACCAGGCCCAACAAACAACAAAAGAGCCAAGACAGCCCTCTGCCCTTGACTCTTGCGGCAGGGTATCTGTTTTGATACAAGTGCCGTAAATATGATCGATTATTATTTTACCATTTCCCGGACGTTTATGCAATACCAATATAACAATTATTTTATTTATTTTTGATTTATGTGTTGACAATCAAAACTTGATATGGTATAATTAAATCAAGATAGAGAGAGGAGCGAACGAAGTGGAAAAGATCATCGCGGTTTGTACCAAGTGCTGTCGGTCTGGGTACGGGACGAGAGACGAAATGAGAGCAAACGGCTGGAAATTTATCCCAACTACCTTGTGCTCGATATGCAATACTGCCCCGAAGCGCGGCCCGATCTATAAAGCAGATGAATGTTTTAATCACGACTGGTTAACCGGCGAAAGCATCGATTGCGTTTAAAAAACAGCCGAAGCCGGGCGGCCAAAACCCGGCGAAGGAGGAAACAACAATGAATATTTACGAAATCGCGAAACAACTTAAAGCTGACGGATACAAGGTGCAATATCCATCAACAGACACACACAATGAAGCCATTTTTGCTGAAATCAACGGGAAAAGTATGAATATTGACTGCGACGCCGAATACGACGATGTTATTGATCGCATTAAGGCGCTTGGCGACAGCGAAGTTCGTGGCGAAAGACTTAGCCACGGAGGCCACCGTCCCGGAGCCGGTCGCCCCGCAACGGGCGCAAATCCTACCAGAACGTACCGACTGAGCGACGAGGAAAATGAAAAGGTACGGGAATTTATTAAAAACATGAGGGAGGCTAAGAAAATGGATAAAAAAATGGTGGTTTGCACTAACTGTAAAAATTGCTCGGCAGACATTAATAAGCCCTTTACTACAAAGTTTTGCTACGAATACCAGCGCAATTGCGCCGGAAAAGACGCTATTGATTGCAAACACTTTGACCCGCGCAACATTTAATAACTGCAGCCCAAAGAAAAAACCCCTGGCTAATTGCCGGGGGTCTTGTTTTGTTTTAGCAGATGTATTGGATCATGGTGTTTCCTCCTTTCTGGCCCATTTCTCGCACGGCCTCGGGGATTGAAGTTGTGCTATTGGGCAGGTTCTTGGGATTCCTTCAACCGGAACAGTATACCTCCTTCTGCAGTTGAAGCAGTTTCGCAGCCGCACATTTTCGGCCTCGGCGGTAAGCCATTTATCCTGTGCTTCGCCAAGCGTTTTTCCCGTGTTATTGTTAACCATGATTAAGCGTATGACGCTCCCTTCCCATTGCCAATTATTTTTACCCTCGCACGGCTGACACTTGGAATAGTTAAAAGCATTTTTACCCCGATAGTTTGCGCAGTTTTTGCAGTTTCGCATCGCCACTATCTGCGCTTCTTTGGCGGCGAACTGTTGGCGGAGGTCGCACTTATTTTTGCAACCGTCTTCGCGTAGTGCTATTTCGTCGCGAAGGTCAATTTCAGTTTGCGTCATCCCGCAAGTTAGACAAAACTCAATAGCAAAGTTTTCGCCGGATACTTTACCTATCTTGTCGTGCTGGCACTCGCTCACTTATCCCCGCCTCCCTCTTGTCGTTCCAAATCCGCCACAGCATCCCGCGGGCTATCACCAAACCCAGCCAAAGATTCTTGTAGATTGATAAATCCATTCCTCGTAGCGCACCAAGACTTACCGTCTAAAAAAACATTAATATCAGTTTTCCACCATTTAGGTTCAGGGCCTAAGTTCCCAATTGGGTTTTGTGCGTTAAAATAGCAATAATCATTTCGGCAACGCCATCCGCCGCCGTAGTTAAATGTCGGCATTCCGCACTGAGGACACGGCCCTAGAAATATATGCCACCCTTCTCCGGGTATTTTTTGACCGTATTCCCACGATGACCGCCCCGTATTATATTTTTTGATCACTTATCCCCGCCTCCTTCCCGCTTTGCCCTCCAAGCCTCAACCGTCGCGTCGCCTTCTGTTGCGATCCGCAGAGCTACACAAGCAACCTGTATAGCTTCTTTGTAAATCCGTTCCGGCGTTTCGTCCAGCAACGCCTTTGCCAGTTCGCCGACTTCTTCGGTTAGGGCCACCATAAGCAGATCATTGGCCGGAAACTTTTCCCGCACCCGGTTTATTTCCCGGCCAGTATCTACTAAAGCCTCAATACCGCAACCTAGTTCTCTAAGTGGTTCTTCCCACCCCCGCAGCCGGTCAAGCTCGGCGAGGAGGGATGCGCCGGCGGTGGAGGAATTATAATAAACATCACATAAATTGAAGGTGTTCGGCATATAGCATCGATAATCGTCAGCATCATACCCCAGTTTTTCGCAGAGAAGCTTGATATAATCGCGATGGGATACCGTTGCAAATTCGGGCATCATATCAGGCATCGTCAAACCTCCTACAATTCGTTTTAAGCCGTTTTATTTGCCGCCTACAGATTGGCACTCGTGGTATAGTTTCGCAAGCCTACGCGCACAGGGGATGGGTTAACGGGTGTTAGACGAGGGTAGTAGCTCGGGGTTCTCGTAGATGTTGCCAATGATCTCGATAGTTCCGATTGCCTCGTAGTGGCTTATTGCATTACAATCACAGTCTACGTGCGGTACAAGATCAAAAGCCGGGTATCCGTCATCACCCATATATTTTATCTGATAGATATTCGATTCTCCGTAACTCGTGGCCCGGACAATATCGCCATCATAAAGATCGACATCATTCATGTCCTGTAGGCCTATAAACTGCATAAGTGGCTCATTATTTTGCAGCTCGGGTATAATCAGATTACGCCACGTAAATAATGCAGGTACGGCTGAAAATAGAGTAAATATAATCATTTGATTTCTGGTAAAAACCCTGAATTTAATCTCACGCATAACTCAAACCTCCGTAAATTTATATTCCGGGAACTTCTCTGCAAACAGTTTCCGCTTGATCATATACGCCGAAGTCTTAACCCCTTTGGTCTCTCTAACCTCCTTTGTGCCGTCAAGATGTGTTACAACGAAGTCGGCTATGTAGATTGTCGGGCGATACTTTTTCCGGCCTCTAGCGAAGCCTGGGACCACTTTAAACGGAACCTGCATGTCAAAGTCAAGTATCTCCCCAGCCTGTTTCCGTATTTTGAGTTCGCAGTATTCGTTTGCTTCGCGCTGGGAGTCGAATTTTATGTCGTCGATTACTGTTTTTCTGTTGCCGTACTTTGGCCGGTCCTTGGCTTGTTGCAGAAGTTCATCGGGAAGTTTCGCCCCGGCAGCGATTAAGTCGTTGATTTTGACGATCCCCACACTCCCCCCGGTCGTTTCGTCAGCTTGTTCAGCAAAACCTGATCCATAATGAGTATTGCAACCTCCTCTTGCCGCCTTTTGAAGGTCTTTGCCATTTCAGGCACCGATACACCATTGCGCCATTGTTCGCGGATGGCTTGTAGTTCTGATTCGTACCAGGTCAGGTCAAGATGCTCTGCGGCCTGGTAGAGTGGTTCCGGTGGCCGGAGTTTCCAGCGGTCATAGTGCGGCCGTTTTTCTCCTGCCGCCTCTGCCTGTACCCCCATTGCAAGTTAACCCCCTTCTCTCGTGCCAATCTCGAATGGCCGAATAGCTGTACTGCAATTTATCAGCAATTTGCTTTGCTGTATGTCCTGCTGCGTGGAGCATTCGGCGTTGCTGTTCGTCTTGTGTCATTGATTGCCTCCTTTCGTTTTGGGCACGGCCAAAGAAGATCTTCCAACCACCCATCCGGCGCAAGCCTCAACCCTTCAGTGTAGCCGTTGTACCGGCAATCCTTTGGCATCCATCGGCACCAACTGCAATATTCCTCTTGCGTCTGCGCCTTTGCCAGTTTGGTATAATTGCGCCAAATGATCGTGTCGCCGATCTCAGGGAAAAAGGACTTAGCATAATCCCGCACCTCGTCAAGACATTTACCTTTGATCATGTCGTAGTCCGGGCCGGAGAATACCTTTGACTTGATTAACCTGGCACACATCAGGCCGTACTCTGTCGCAGGTTCGGGCAATCCTGGCAATTGTTCCATCGGCTTTGTGCGCTGTTCGCGGCTTAATTCGTCCAGAGCCTGCTGAATATCGCCGATGCCGGGGAAATAGCTGTACCTGGCAGGATTCGACAGCATCACCAGGCGCAGGGCCGTTTCCATTTGATCATCGCGGCGATCCTTGAATGCTTCATACCAAAGTGTTTGGGTTGCTTTTGCTTCAATCGCCGTAAGCGGCTGGCGATAGTTCTGATTCGCGGCGGTGAATAATCGCGTCACCGTTTCGACTTGCATTTTGTTTCGCCTCCTGTTCTGCCATGAATTGCCGTGCGCCTTCGATGCTGCCGTCAGTCTTGCCCTTTTGTCCGCTCCCCGCTTTAATTTCCTGCCAATACCGGTCAATCACCCAAGATCGAATCACCTTATAGTCGTTCCGATACTCCCGGTACTTTTTCGGCGTGTTCGTCTTGTAGGCGTCAAGGATCTCGATAATACGCTTTACTCCACTATCAGAAAATTCTTGATACAAAGTCTTGTATTCACTGGGAGTCAAATAAACGGTATCGGCAACCTCGACCACATCTTTCCGGGAACCGCTGGGCACGTTCCTATTCTCTTCTATTCCCTTCTCTTCTATTCTCTTAGGTTCTATTAGGGGGGAATTTCCCGGAATTTCCCGGAAGTTCTCAAAATCGTCTTTTACTTTACCATAACAAGGGTTTTTTGGTTCAGTTCTTTTATGCAGCCCCTCTTGATGACATTCCCAGCGACAAAACTGCAAATATTGCTCGTCTTTATAAAAATATCTCCAAACTAAACCTGTCTTTTGTATCGATGAAAGAGCTTTTTCGACTTGCTCGGAGGTATTTTTACGCATCGGGACCACTAAAGCCTTAATTTTCTTCGCCGATCCATGAATTATTCCGTAATCATCGGCATGAGGGATAAGCCAAGAGAATAATAATGCGGCAAAGTCATCTAGTTCGTTTACTTGTTCGGATACACTTATTCCCTTGCTTAACATCCGTCTGTTTGCCAATCTTTACCGCCCCCTAACGTTCTATAAGCACCGATTTACCGACCAAATTCTCGCATCATGTTCTTAAACACCAAGGAGTGAAGCAATTTTTCATCGGGATCATCACCGAAAGACGAGAGAATAACATGGACTTGATGCCTTGTTAATCCCTGATTGATTTTTGCAGGCTTATCGTTCACTTTAGCCATGACCTCCGGCGAAGATAAAAATCGTTTGGCCTCACCTATTGTGCAGGTTTCATACTCTGTCCATTTCTCCCTTTTAAAAGAGTATGAGCGTCCAGTAACTGTTGCTAATGGCATTTTTATTACCTCACTATCATTACTGATTTAGTCTGCCGCCCGAACTCTCGTGCCTCTTTTACCGCCATCATACCGACAAAAATATCTATGTGGTCGTCGCGCACCAATCCACCAGTATCAACGATTGTAACGATTCCAATGCCCGAAACTGCCAATCTGGTCCCCGCTGGATAAACGGCAGGGTCAGCAGCGGCCACTCGCCAGGCGTCGGCTTCGGTCAATATGTAGCCTGATGAGGTTACGCCATAGGTTGGATGATCGGGGCCCTTACCCGTACTTTCGGGGCCCGCAGTATAGGCGGTTATAGTCATGACGCGCCTTTGTACCGTGGGGCCCCTGCTTGCCCTGTCCAGCGCACGCAGCAGGTATTGGGTAGTTTGCTCTGCCTGTTGCCGTTCTGCGGCCTGAGCGATGCTGTGCGCAACGTAGGCGGGGGTTTGTGCAAAGACGTAGATTGACAGAGCGGCGGCTAGGAAGCAGGTGAGGATTATGGCGCGGCTCATATTATTGCCCCCTCTCCATAATTGCGGCAAATATAGGCGCGGCTTGGGCTGGGACGCAACTATTTCCCAAACATTTTAGCCTCTTAGCCCTGTTCTTCTGCCCGGCGATGATGCGGGGCGGTTCGTAGGGGAATTGGCCCGTGTCTGAGTTGATGCAGTTACCAAGTTTAAGGGCGTGGCGCGTCCCTCGGTATTCCTTACCAAGTAAATCTCCACTTGTAGCGTCGAAACATTGCGGCGTTGGCCAATTACCAGCCCCCAATGGTGCAGGCCACCCCGGCCAGGGTTCGGGCGTGTCGCAGTCTAAATTAGTCCAGCCCAACGGAAAATTCATCAACAATTCGCACCAATCTGCCGATAACTGGCCGGAACATAACGCTTTCTGCTTTACCCAATGCCATTTCAAGCGTCGCCCTTGCGCCGGATCCGTCGTCTCGTCTAGTCCTCTGACTGTCGGTGTCGGCCAATTATTCGGCTGTACCATTCCCGGCAAGGCATAATTCCCGCGACTGTCCCGCTGATTTGGTCCGCCGTGTTCGCCGTCAGATGCGCGGGGCATCGGCCAGTTCTTGGCAACCTGCTCCAACGTTGGCCCGAACTCAGGTGATGATTCGCCGCCGATCTTGTTGGCGCGGGGCGTGGGCCAAGCTTGCGACAATGAAGACCCTGTCCCTTTGATGCGGGGCGCCAACATCGGAAGCTCCATAGCAACACCAGCCAACACAATACCCCAGTGCGGCCAGGTCTGCGAGAACAGTTCCGAATCCTCCCCCGCCTCGCCCGGAAACATCAGCAATTGACAAGAGCCCCCGGACATTTTCTGCCACCACCCAGAGTGGCTTAACTTCGCCAATGATACGGCGCATTTCTCCCCAAAGTCCGCTTCGGGTAACGTTCCCGTCGCTATCGCTGAAACCAGTTCTTTTACCTGCGCAGCTAACGTCTTGACAGGGTCAAGGGAACCCTCCGCAGACAATATCGATTCGTGCGTTTGGTTCATCGGGCAACACCTCTTTCAGACTATCCGCTGTCAATAGGCGAATATCATCAAAAATAGGAACACCGGGGAACCGCAAGGAAAGGACTTGCTTTGCATAGGGGGCTATTTCACAAAAAGCAACCGTTTTAATTCCAGACATTTCGGCAGCAAGATCGAGACCTCCAACCCCTGCAAATAACGACAACATGTTCATTTTTTGGCAACCGCCTTTGCTTTGTTGTTTTTATGCCATTCGTGATGATGCTTTTGGCATAACCATCGTACAGACATGGGGAAATTATAGTCATCGTGGTGCGCCTGAACCTCTCTCCTTCCATCTTGAAAAGTTCCGTTTGCCCCGCATTTTTCACACGGGGAAGGTATTAACGTTCCATTTCCGATTGCGGTTTCAACAATATCGTGAACTCTTCCATCCGCATGTGTCCCCCGGTAAAAATGATTTTCGGCCTTAAATTTCAATTGATTCCTGCGCGGAATATTTCTTACCCTTAAAATATCCCACATTGCCTGTCGTGTTACGTTGTAATATTCCGCTACTTTTTGGAGGGAAAATCCGGCTTGATACATTTTTACGGCACCATCATACTCCTTTAGCGGGGGTCATAGGGCTAGTTCGGACTGTTCTGATGTTTCTTCGATACGATCTTCGTATTCTGCGAACATTTCTTCTTGAATCATGAGGTCAAATTTCAGCATTTTATCCGTCGCCTCCCGATAAAACTTTTTGTCTACCTCGAACCCATAACAATGACGGTTTAATTCGGCGCAAGCCCTTAATGTGGACCCGCTGCCGGCACATGGGTCAATTACTACGTCCCATTCGTCAGTAAATATTTTGATCAACTGCTTTAATAGATTGACCGGCTTTTGCGTGGGATGAATTTTGGGATAATTTTGGGCGTTGTCCCGGTTCCACTCGAACCAGTTAAAGATCATCTTTTTATTGTTGTTGAACTTGGGCAGCTTATCCCGGTACAAAACTATTGCATGCTCGACCGCTCCGACAATTTTCATGTTCGCTTTGAGAACTTGGGCAGAATAGTTTTTGATGAAATACAGGGGGTAACTCTTTTCAAACCCGCACTTTCTCCCGTTTTCAATAATCAGCGGAATTTGCTGGTGTGAGCAGAAGATGATCATCGCGGGAGATTGCCCTGCTTCTTTTGGCTCTTTTTTCAGTAACTTGCTGCAAAAATGGAAGTATTCAACGATGTTAAAATTGTTGTCAGTGTTGAAAAATTGTTTTCCGGCCTTCTCGCTTTCACCGTTTTTATTGTCGCCATCGGCGTACCATCTGGGATTTGAAGCATAAGCGTAATTCCCCAGGTTAAACGGTATGTCGGCTATAACCAATTGCGCTTTTGAAGGGATGCCATAGGATTTGTAGTTCTGAAAGTTGTCGTGGAACAATTGTATTTTTAGTTCTTTTTTATGCTGAGTTGATTCCATTTCATCCCTCCACCGCCGTATAAGCCTCATACCAGCCCTTTTCCGCATCGTGCTGCACCGGGCAAAGATACGGCCTTGGCACTTCCGTTGGCGTTAGACCTCTTGCCAGTATCAGGACAATGATTAGCTCCTGTGCTTCGGTGTAGGTAGCCGCTAGAACGCGGCTGGGGAAAAGAAATTTTGGCATATCAATAACTCCCTTGCTCGCTTCGTATCATAATCTTTAAAACATCGCGTGTTTCCCGGTAGTTTTCCAGCGAGTTCGCATTTTCCGTTAAACTGTTCTCGGCCTTGATGTAATCCCTGCGCAACGCCGTCACGTTGTCCTGCCCTTCTGCCAGGGCGTTTAATTCGGTCGGGGTAATCTTCGTTCCCTCTGCGCCAAAATCGGCTCTTAGCTTAATCTTGGCGGTTACAAGGGCATTATTGTAATCCTCTTTGCGATTGCGGACCTGACACTCTATGCTGGTTACGATTGGCGAAAGTTGATTGATTAGGTTAGTTACTTGGCCCAGCAATGTCCGTAAATCAGACAGGCCGGGATTGTCGGGTATTATGATTGCCATCCTACACCTCCAGCGAGCCAATCAAGGCATAAATCGCATCTAACCTCGTTACCAAAGCCCAGTAAGAATCAGGAACCGCGATATCGTGCTTTACGAAGCCCCTGATGGCCGCTTTAATTGTCGGGTAGTATCCAACGTCCCGCCAGACTTCTTTGCCGTTCCTAGACTCATCCTTGGACTTCTCAATAACAGTCTTTTTTTGCAAGCATACATTCATCGGGTCAATTTCAATGCGCCAATCATCGTTAATTTGAATCATTGTTTTCCCTCCCTGGTATTTGAAATCGTTCCCGCCTATCGGGATATAGTCGATCAAGATAATTTATACAGGCTTGCTTTATTGGTTCGCCGTTTTTGCTTTCGCGTTGTTGGTGGCACGAATAAGAGAGAAGACACATTTTTTCTGGTACGTCCTCCTTGTAACGTCCGCAGGGTTCATGATGTGGCTTCTCTCCTTCGCTTACATATTGTCCGCATCCGCAGACGCAGGTATTGTTGTCGCGAGAATGGATATAGGCGTTCAGTTCGGCCATTTCTTTGCCGTGCAGCCGGGTTGTGTGCGACTTGGGGAGCATCACCGGGACGATACGGCCAGCACGCTCTCGGCGTAAAACTCGACCCCTGCCACAGGGATATTCCCTTTTGTTGACCGGGCGAATCCCGACAAAAGCGCATCATTCGGAATCAGGTATTCTCGCGGCAGCAGGGCAGGATCGGTAATGCGATATTTCCAGACCTCGCGGCTAGATACTCCGGCGGTTTTGGTTTCAACCGTTTGGATAACCGGCACAAAAGCAAGGGTATTCATGGCGCGGTCCCGCAGTTCGTCGGCCTTTTCGTCCTTGCCCTTTGCGGCAGCGGCTTCGGCTTGTTTCGCCAATTTCTCCCGCTCTTTCCGGGCCGCTTCTTCAGCTTGCGCCCGAAGTTTGGCTTGCAGTTCTTCGGCCTTGCGCCGTTGTTCCTGGTCGTATTTCAGCACGGCAGATTTCAGATAGCTTTCGGCCCTGGTCAAAGGTTCGATTTCGGCCTTGTATGCGCTGTCGATGTCCCGGCCTGCGTCCAAGATAGGCTTTTTCTGCGCGGTTCTTTCGGCTTCCAGGTCGCCGGATACGCCCTTGATCTTTTTCAGCAGTTCGAGCATGTTGCTTTTCTGGTCATCGTTGGTGACGGTCAAACCCTTGCTTTCGTTGATGATGTCAGCCGCTTTGCCGGCCAATACCCGCGCCCGGTCGAACAGGGTTGTTAATGCCTTTACCGTTGTTTTAATCTCTCCGTTATTATCAAACTCAATCAGTTTGCTCATTTTTGTTGCCTCCATCTCCAAATATTTAGGCAATTCAGGAAAATTTGAAAGTCCATCTTGTTTTCGCACTTGGTCAACTTGTACTTGCCGTCGGGTAGTAGTTGTACCGAATATCTAGGCTGTTTTGACATGCCGTTTGCTTCAGCGTATGCGGCCAATTGCGGCCCAATGGTCAGTTTATTCGGGGTTCCGGTTTTGATATCCACCAGAACGAGGGAGTCGCCGATCTTGCCAACCCGGTCTAGCGTTCCGGCGTACATGTGCGCCTCGTGGAATACTCTCTGCTCGATATGCAGCGGGATAAACCCTGCTTGCCGCTTAAACAGTCTCCACGCTTCGATATAGCCGTCAATAACCGGGTCGTAGTCTCCAAGGTTGTCCGCATCGTCCAGTGCTGTGGCGGCGTGTACCTGCGTCCCCAGGTTGCGCTTGTATTCCAGCACCGCAGGGTCGATCATGGTAAAGTCATTTAGGATTGACAGCACCTGCGTAACCGATGGGACGATAATTTTGTTGTGCCGGTATTCGTGCCGGACTTCATCAAAGGTTACTTCTTCGGCTGGCATTTCGTGCATAGCAGTTCCCACCCTTTACCGGCGCACCAATCGGCGACTTTATGAGCTTGAACCTCGGTAGTTCCGATTGGAAGGCCGCACTTGGAGCAGTTCGGGATTTCGGAGGAAATGACTTCGCCTTGTACGGTGTCACCGGCCTTTGGTTGTGGCGGCTTGACAGGTTCAGTCGACGTGGCAATCGTGGCGTTCGGAAAGTCTTCAATGTCTTGGGTAAAAATGTCGCTGGCCCCGGTCGCCGAAAGAATGCCGTCCACATATGCCCGTTTTTTCGCCATCTTTAATACCGTGTTATAGGTGTCGGCAATATCGGGGTTTTCTTGTTTGCCGACAGGTTGCAGTTCGATCTCGGTATCGCCATCAGAGAATTTTGCTCCACACCCGCCACGCTTGGCAAAGCATAACCACCCGCCGCCATATTCCTTTTTCCCCTTGATTATCGCCTCGACCCCACAAGCCGGGCATTTGATCGCCGAATTGCGGTAACGGTATTTGCTTTCCATCGTGGAGCAGGAACCGACGCCGGTAGCCAATTCAAGCCCTTCGCTGTTGAGAATGTGGCAGTAGACGCTTACTTCTCGGTGGCCGTCGCTCATGTTGTCAATCCGAATGTCGCGGTCGTTGTCCATCACAGGCCGAAGTCTAAAAGTCAGGGACAACTTTTCCGCACCCGGTTTCAGTAGTGTCGGCTTGTCCCCGCAGCCGGGAACCTTTCCGTAGTGTGTGCCGTCCTTCATCACCGCCGCCATGATTTGTTGAATATGGTTGACTTGTGCGGTTATGTCGTTGGCCGATAAGATCATTAAGTCACTCATTAAAAATTCATCTCCTTGGCGTCATTGTCGGCCAGCGGTTGCGGCACGGGGCGCGAGATTTCTTCCGCAATCTTTTCAATCATTACCTTAAATCCTTGGTCAATAAAAGGAGCCAAAACCCCCATCGCCTCTTCAGTGGTTTTGAACTTCAGCGCGAGAGACGAATAAGAGGTAGGGTCCGATTCGTGGATTCTAATTTTAATCATTATTTTCTTCCTCCTGTTGTTCTCGCTCCCACAATGGGCAACGGAAGCAATAATTTTCGCTTGGTGGGTTGCAATGGCCGGATTCTTGCCGCCAACAGGTCATTTTGCTACCTCCTTCTTGCACTCGTCGCCCGGTTCGCAGGGCATCAATGTTACAGTGCAGTAGTGGCCGTCCTCGTCTTTGTCGCGTTGGTGGCAGAAACTAGAGGTATTCTTGCCGCCACAGTCCAGTTCGAGCCTAGCGACTTCGGAAACAAAATCATCACGGCTAATCATCAGGTTCGACCACCTTTCCCCACTTGTCGAACATTGTTCCGGTTGACACGGGTGGGGTTGGATTTAATGTCCCCATAATGTCACCGTCATTCCAGAAAATAACATAGGGGTACATTGAAGCGTCATTCTCTGGTGTGTGGCCGATGACTTTTGAACCGTAGAACATCACCGACCACCTCCCGGCGGTATCAGGCACCTGTCAAACGTATTGTCGAAGTCCTTGATCGCCTCGCCAATCTTGCCATACAGGTACTTAATCTCGTCCAGCTTATCGGCCAGGGCAGCGACATCATCAGCCGCCACTTTGCGGGGTTGCGGGATAAAAGGACGCAAGGCGGTTTGCATTATGGGGTTGATGTTGTCGAGCGATATGGCTTTTTGTGGCATTGATTATTCAGCCTCCTTATTCGCCTATTTTTGGTTCATAAACCAGAAACACGCCATCCACCGTCATGCAAATTGGCAGATATCCGAGTTCGCATATTTCGACCAGCGGCGCCCATGGATTGTCCCAGTCAAGCTTATCTTCGACGATAATATAGGCGGCATCCCTGGCGGCATCCCAGGCGGCATCCCTGGCGGCACCCCTGGCGGCATCCCAGGCGGCATCCCAGACGGCATCCCTGGCGGCATCCC